CACAACTCCGTTATTCCCGGGATAGGGTGTCCCCATTCCCTCCGGTCGAGGTCCTGAGAATTGGATCTATGAAGCTTAAGAGGACTAGGCCAGAGACCCTGGCAGGGGACCTGAGTATCGATTCCTAGGAGTAGGATCGAGAAAGGGGTTGGAACATGCCCGGAGAATGCAAGTGATTGACGCAAAACAGATTGCAGACCTCTTTGCCTGGTTCAGTAAGAGCGGCATCCAAGACAGAAACGGCTATCAACCCAAATACCTCATCGAATTGAAAGACCTCTCGACCGAACAGTTAAGGCTAGGCTGCCAGATGATGCAGAAGGCTGAGTTCAAGGTTGTGCTGTGGCCGCAAGACTTCCGAAGGCTTTGTGACGGTTCTTGGGTTCCCGCCTCAAAGGCCAGACGTGAGGCAGAGCTACACAGTATGCGCAAGAGTTTGGGAGTGAAAACGTGATTGTCTATCTTGTCTATCGCGTCATCGATAAGGGCGACGGATCGTGGCAGGACTTCCCGGCCGAGCAATACGATCTATCGGTCTGGGACAAAAGAACGCTTACGATCATCCCGACAATCATTGAATCGCCGGACGGTGAAGGCTGGGACGCCAATGGGGCACCCATATGACTGTGACGCTTCCTTGGCCTCCGATGATCCTTAATCCCAATGCCAGACCTCATTGGAGGGCCAAGGCGGCCTGCGCAAAGGTTTACCGTACCCAAGCGTGGTATCTGACAAAGGCCGCTCATATCGAGTCTAATGCACTCACAGTGGGTATCGTATTCAGGCCACCTGACAAGCGTAGACGCGACCTGGACAATTGTCTGGCGAGTTTCAAGGCAGCATTGGATGGGATCGCGGATGCTTTAGGGGTCAATGACAACCAGTTCAAGCTGACAGTGCAGATGGGTCAGCCAATCAAAGGCGGAATAGTGGAGGTTACGCTCTAATGGACACCCGAGACTTCGCACGTGAACAGCGTCCCGATGAAGAATGGTCACGATTGCCTGGCGGATGGATCAAAGAAGATCGGAAGGACTACGACTTGTATCGGCCGATGTCACTGCCCCATAACCGCTATCCTTCTGGGATGTTCGTGGTCAAGCTATGGGTATGGATCGGATTTGGGACGATTGGGCTTTTAGGCTTCTGGGCTTTTTACCTGTGGATCAGAACTTAAAACGGGCATACACTCAAGGTTCCGTCATACCGGAGATGAGCATGCGCGGTGAAAACGCAATGAGCGAGAAGGGCAATAAGTCTGCCCGTCCTGGCCGCACTGAATCGGTCAGGGAGATCGAGAAAGTCGGCGGCAAGCACGGAATGCAGATCAAGATCCCGGATCACCCTGACCACTCCGAAGTTCATGGGGACGGGGGTAAGGGCTGTCCGAATACCCCGTAAGCCATGCCTGAGCCGGCCTCCCACGAATCCTTGTCCAAGTTTGTGAGCCGCTATATGACTTCCGGGGAGGCCCGGAAGTCCTTCCCCAAGCAGTCCCAAAGAGCTGCAGTGGCCTATTCGGAGCTCAAGGCAAAGAGGCGCAAGAAATGAAGCTCGCCATGACCGCCATCTTGCCGGCATCGGGATTCAACGATGAACACTTGTGCATGAAGTGCGTCAAACCCTTACTGTCCTCGATGCGCAAGCAGATGCGCGAATCCACCCCCATGAAAGGTGAGTTTCGGATCAGCATTCTGGTGCAAGCCATTGATGGGCGAGAGCAGGATAAGGTCGGAGAAGCTGTGAGGGCTTCATGCAATGGATGATGCAATCTCAGAACGTGGGGTACGTCTGGGCAATGAGATGCTGGAGTTCGTGCCCGCATCCACGAAGATCCGCCCGATGCGCGATCACATCGTGGTAGAGCCTCTCCCAGCCAACGACGTCCTCATCATCGATGTATGGAAGCCCATTCGAGGCAAGGTGCTGGCGGTGGGTCCCGGGTGTTATCCCAAGCGCTACAACGGACCTAAGGGCAAGCGCACGAAGAGTTGGGACTCAAAATCGCTACGCCCCTGCGATGTAAAGGTCGGGGATATCGTGGAACTGGGCGGTAAGGAGATCGGAGGCTATTTGCACTGCACCATCCGATGGGGAACCAAAGAAGTCATCGTCTGCCGGGAAGAGGATGTTGCCGGCATTGTTTCAGCAAATAACTAGCAATGGCTGGGAATATCGCCAATCTTCGCATGTGGCCTCCAGGGGTGTCAGGCAACCCCGCAGGACGTAAACCTGGCTCACGGCATAAGCTCGAGGAGCGCTTTCTCGCAGACCTTCTGAGGAGCTGGGAGGATGGGGGGGTAGATGCGATCCAACGCGCAATGGATAAAGATCCCGTCGCCTATATCAAGGTGGTGGCAAGCCTGATGCCCAAGAAGATCGACCCGGATGCAGGATTCAATGGACTCAACCGAGACGAACTGCGTACTGCAATTGATGCACTCCGATCCTGGATCGGCGCTCGCGATGCTGGAGCAGATGGAGCGAGAATTAGCGAACTTCGACCGGCTGAGGGACTACAAGCCGTACCCGAAGCAGGCTGAGTTCCATGCAGCCGGGATCAAGTATCGCGAACGCATGCTCATGGCCGGTAACCAGCTGGGTAAAACCTTAGCTGCCGCCATGGAGACCGCCATGCACTTAACCGGCAGATATCCTGATGACTGGAAGGGCAAGCGCTTTGATCGGCCGGTAAGAGGCATAGCGGGCTCTGAGTCCTCAGAGCTTACCCGCAAGGGCGTACAGCGGTTGCTCCTAGGCAACCCTGAGAATCCATCTGAGTGGGGTTCAGGGGCCATCCCTAAGGAATGTCTGGAGGACACCACCCGTAAGTCAGGGGTGCCTGATGCGGTAGCCTCCATTACCGTAAGATCAGAATTTGGTGGGATCTCAAGCGTTCAGTTTCAGTCTTACGATCAGGGCAGGACCAAGTGGCAGGCTGATACGCTTGATTTCGCCTGGATGGATGAGGAGCCCCCTGAGGATATCTATTACGAAACCCTCACCCGCACCAATACCACAATGGGCCCGGTCTATGTGACGCTCACCCCCTTGCTGGGAGCCACGACAGTCGTCAATCGGTTTTGGGAAGAGCGTCCCGCTGGCACTCACTTGACCATCATGACGATTGATGATGTAGAGCATTACACCCCCGAACAGCGCGCGGCCATTATCGCCACCTATCCGGAGTATGAGCGCGATGCCAGAACCCGAGGAATCCCCCAGCTTGGCTCAGGGCGAGTCTTCCCGATCTCAGAAGAAGACATCACGGTTGCCCCCTTTGCTATCCCCAGCCACTGGCCCCAGGTGTGCGGAATTGATTTCGGCTGGGATCACCCCAGTGCCGCCGCTAGACTTGCATGGGATCGGGACAGCGATTGTTTGTATGTCATGGCCTGTCACCGTCAAAGGGAGCAGACCCCAGCCATGTTCGCCGCCTCAATCCGTCCTTGGGGAGACTGGCTACCTTGGAGCTGGCCTCATGACGGGTTACAACACGACAAGGGATCAGGAGAACAGCTCGCCGGCCAATATCGTGCCCAGGGATTAAAGATGCTCCCCGTAAGGGCGACGTTTGAGGATGGAACGTTTGGTGTGGAGGCAGGCATAGCCGAAATGCTGGATAGGATGGAGACCGGCCGATTGAAGGTATTTTCCACCTGCCAGGCCTGGTTTGAGGAGTTTCGGCTCTATCACCGTAAGGATGGCCTTATCGTCAAGCTGCGGGACGATCTCATCTCCGCTACCCGCTATGGGATGATGATGAAGCGTCATGCGGTGGTGCAATACAGGCAGGTACAGCCCAAGCCTGGACGTTCATTCTCCGGCCGCGGATCAGATCAGGGGTGGATGAGCAGCTAATGCCCCAAGCCCCGCAAGACCAGATCCGCCAGGCCGAGACATTCCAAGAGGTGTGGATGGAGTGCGCCGAGCGCTTTCGCATTGCCGAGGAGTCAGAATCTACCAATCGCGCTTTAGCCATCGAGGACATGGAGTTTGCAGACGGTGAACAGTGGCCTAATGATCTTTATAAGCTGCGCAAGATCCAGCGCCGGCCGTCCTTGACGATCAATACGACGGGCATGATTGTTCGCAGGATCATCAACAACATGCGCGAGCAAAGACCCAGGATCAAGGTGCATCCGGTGGGGGATGGGGCGGATATCGAGGATGCCCGGATTGCTAATGGGTTGATCCGGCACATAGAAAATCGCAGCAACGCCGAGGTTGCCTATGATTGGGGTGGCGAATCAGCGGTAAGAGCGGGTTGGGGATATTGGAGGATCCTGGGCGAATACATCGATGAGTGCTCCTTTGAGCAGGAGCTGCGTATCGCGGGTATTCGTAATCCTTTGACATGCTATATCGATCCAGGGGCGGTGATGCCGGATGGGTCGGATATGGACTGGTTCATCATCTCCCAGAAGATGAAGAAGCGCGAGTTCAAGGCGCTGTATCCGAATGAGGAATTGAATGACTGGGTCAAGGGGGCAGCAGGAGACTCTCAGCATCAGTGGGAGACTAAGCAGGATATCCGAGTAGCAGAATACTATCGGATCGCCAAGCGCAAGGATGAGTTGCTGAAACTGTCCGATGGCAGAGACATCCTAAGAAGCGAATGGAACAAAGGCAGGCGAGCCTTTGAGTTAGCCAATATTTCCATTGCCAAGGACGCTTTCGGAGATGAGATATCCAGGCCCACGGAGCGCCGGCAAGTGGAGTGGTATCGGATCACTGGACGCAAGACGGTGGAGAAGCGTCAGATCCCAGGGAGGTGGATTCCTGTTGTCCGATGCGAGGGTAATGCGCTTGACCTCAACGGAGATATTCGTCGTAAGGGAGTCGTAAGGGATCTGAAAGACCCGGCGCGAATGAAGAACTACTGGGCGACCGCCAAGACTGAAAAGTTGGCTCTATCCAGCAAAGCCCCGTGGGTGATGGCTGAAGGCATGGATGATGGTCACCCCGAGTGGGAGGATGCGAACCAGAAACCGTACTCTGTACTGCGCTACAAGCCCCTCCTAGATGGCAACGGAATGCCCATCCCAGGCCTGGCCCCTCAGCGCCAGGGGGCGGTAGAGGTCGAGCAGGGCTTTGCTGAGGCCTCAGCGAGTGCGGATAAAGACCTCATGATGGTGGCTGGGATGCCCCATGAACCGGGCTTGGACGCTCCCGGCACTGTCGTTTCTGGAGTGGCGCTTCGCAAACGCCAGGCGATGAGTGATATCTCTCACTTCCAGTTCTACGACAATCAAACCCAGGCCATTGCCCATACTGGGAGGATCCTCTTAGGTCAGATCCCCTTCTATTACTCCGAGGAGCGTATGCAACGCATCATCGGAGAGGATGGAGTGCCGGAGATGGTGGGGATCAACCAGCATCAGGAAGTCTCACCCGGAGTGTATGAGATCAAGCACAACCTGCAGGTCGGCCGATACGATGTGGTCATGGATACCGGGCCTGGATATGAGACCAAGCGCCAGGAGGCGGCCGAATCGATGATTGATCTTCTGAAAACAGCCCTTGCCGAGCCGATCATCAAGACGGGCTCCGATATCATCGTGCGCAACATGGACTTCCCTGGTGCGGATGACTTGGCCGACAGATTGGCCATTACGACCCCTGAAGGGCTGCAGAAGGTTACAGAACAGCTCCCCGAGCAGGCCCAGAACATCGTCAAGGCGATGCAGCAACAGGTTCAAGGGCTTCAGCAACAGGTCCAGCACTTAAGTCTTGAATTGAAGTACAAGTCCGAGATCGAGCAAGGCTGGATGGCGGTGGAGAGAGAAAAGACGCGCACGGGCGCGGATGTAAAGGCCAACGATGCGGCCTTGAAAGCCCATCAGGCCGCAACCGACACGCATGTAAAGGCTCAAGCCTCTATTGCAGTAGCAGAGATCCACGAGGCTGGAGGGCTGTTACAAACCCATGTAAAGGGCGCGCACGATGCAGCGGCCCGAAAAGATGAATTAAAAGCCGCCGAGAAGGCGGAAAAGTCAAACGGAGCGAAAAATGGCTAAGACAGTCTCATCGGCGGGTCTGCAGGACTTCATTGCAACCGGGCAGCCCACGAAAATATGGCCCAACGACCCTAAAGAGGTGAAGAAAGTCGCCGCCGAACAGGCCAATCCGCCGGAGGTTCCACGTGGAACATCGCCTGAATCGGCTGCTGAAGCTCCAAAAGCCGCTGAAACGCCTATATCTGCGCCGGCAGACCCGGAAGAAGGGCTTGAAACAGAGGACAAAGACCTCCCCGAGCGCGCCCGCAAGAGAATTGGTAGAAAGCACTACCAGATGAAGCAAGCCCAGGAAGAGGCTGAATTTAATTCACGCTTAGCCGAGCAGCAGTTCAACGAAAGACGCCTGATCGAGCAGGAACGGGATCAATTGAAGGCTGAATTGGCGAAGGTCAAGCCCGCCACTCCTGCGCCAGAGTTGACCAAGCCTAAGCCAGATGACTTTTTGGATGAGAACAAGCAATTCAAGGCTATCGAGTATGCCGAAGCGTTAGCGGATTATTCGGCCAAGAAGGCTTTGGCGGATGATCGAAAAGAGCAGGCCGAAAGACAGGCCAAAGCCACTGGGGAGGCCCAAGCCGCCGCCTTTACGGCCCGATTGAGTGCAGCGAAGGGCAAGTATCCTGATTTTGAGGAACGTCTTGCCGCGACCCCTGTACAGTTACAGAACCAGGCCTTGCAATATATTGCTGAGTCAGAGTATGGTACGGACCTAGCGTACTACCTCGCAGATCCTGCGAACAAGGCAGACGCGGACCGCATCAAAGCGATGCACCCCTTGCGGGCCATCGCGGAACTCGGAAAACTCGAGACTCGTTTCGAGAAGTCAGCGGCTCCCGCAACACCGGAAAAGACCAATGGTGTTGCACCCAAAGCAGCTTCTCCCACGGTCGAACGTGCTGGAGCTCCGGCTCCGATCACTCCGATAGCTTCTTCAGGTTCCGTCGTGGTCAATACCGACCCGGCGAAGATGAACTTCAAGGAACTACGCGCCTATGAGCGCGAGCGGGAGGCGGCCAAACACCGTCATTGATCGGCACTGAAGCTCCTCTGGTTCAACACACCTTTGGGAGCTGCCAGTGGCCAATAATCTTCTGACGATGAGCTATATCACCAACGAGGCTCTCGTTGTCCTTGAGAACGAACTTGTCATTGCCAACCGCGTAGAGCGTCAGTATTCCGCGGAATTCGCCCAAACCGGGGCGAAGATCGGCAATACGGTCAATATCCGCCGTCCTGCCCGATACATCGGTACCTATGGTCCGCCGCTGAATGTGGAGGACACGAATGAGACGAACCAGCCGGTATCGTTGAACTATCAGTTCCACGTGGACGTACAGTTCACGACCCAGGATCTGGCCTTGAGCATGGATATGTTCAAGAAGCGCGTTCTTCGCCCCCAGATCGCAACCGTCGCAAATCGGGTGGACTCAGATTCCGCCCAGTACTACACCTACAACACGGCGACGAATCTTGGAACCCCCGGCATCCAGCCCTCCTCTTACAAGATCTTCTCGGATGCCAATGCCTTCTTGCTGGCTGAGGCATGCCCCACGGAGGGGGAAAAGAACTGCATTTTAGACCCCATCACCATGTCGGCCGCGACCGATGGGATCAAGGGTCTGTTCAATCCCCAGGCCAAGATCGGTGGCTACAACGAGAAGGGTATTGTCGCCCGGGAATTCGCAGGCCTTGACTGGTGGAACTCTCAGAACATTCTCTCTTTCACCACCGGCACCCAGACGGGCCTTACGACCGCCACGACGGGCGTCTATCAGACCGCCACGGGCACGACTGCGATCCTCACCAGCGGCTGGGCGGCCTCCGGAACCATCGTCCTGGGAGGCTTTACGGCCTCTGCCGGAACCTCTGCGGTGACGGTCGGGGATACCATCCAGTTCACCGGCATTTATCCGGTGAACCCACAGAATCGCCTGCAGTACGGTCGCACGGCCAAGCAGTTCGTGGTTCTGCCGGCCGGTGGGTTCTCCCCTCCGCCCAATGGAGCGGCCACCACCGGCATTTACTATGCTCCTGCGACCTTGACCAACGGAACGTTCAACAACTTAACCGGCGTGTACTCCACCGATGGCTCAGGCTACGTCCAGGTGACGATTGCCGAGTGCATCATCTCCGGCGGGCAGTTCCAGAACGTTACTGCCGCTCCAGTTGCGGGGACCACCAATTTTACCGTCAATGGCGGATATGCCAATCGTTCCATCACTACCCCTCAGGGGCTGGTATTCCACAAATACGCCTACGCGCTCGCCTTTGCGGACCTGCCGCTTCCCAGGGGGGTGGAGTTCGCAGAGCGCGCCTACGATGATGAGGATGTAGGCATGAGCATCCGGGTGGTGAGTCAGTACACGATCAACAATGATTCTGAGCCCACCCGAGCGGATGTCTTGTACGGACCGGCGAGCCTGTACCGGCAGCTGGGCATTCGGATCAACGGGTAAGGAGTAAGTTATGCCATCAGTGAATCCGGGCCCTGCTTCAACCTCCACTCAAAACTCAGTGGCGGTCATCACTCCGGTCAATGCCATCACCGGTCCTACCGGCACGTTCCAGGGCGCCGATGCCATGCGCCTTTTGGGCTCTGCGCGAGCAGTAGGGGTCACTCAGGCGGGGGATGTTCCTGTCCCGATCATCAACTCCAGCCGCTATACGGTCAATTACGTCGTCTATGCAACAAGCGCCGGAGTGGGGTCTACCGCTGCGGCCTATGTCACTGCGGCGTACTGGTCGATCTATACGGCAACGGCTGCGGGAGGTACGAATATCGTGGCCTCAGCCTCTTATTCGGCACTGTCCAATACGACCGGAGTGGCTTATGCCGCCATCGTGGGTGCTTCTTCCACCGCGAGCAATACCGCATCGACCATTTACGTAAGAGTAGGCACAACGGTTGCCAGCACCACCGGTGGAACCTTCGATGCGTTCATTTACGGGTACGATTTGA